TTCGTAGTCGATAACATGTTCAACAACAACAACAATACCAACAATGGAGGTCGCGCCAGAGTGCAGCGCGAGCCCGCTGGCAAGCCCTGCTTGCTGGCAAAAGTCGGCACTTTGCCGTACGAGGTGATCAACACGATTGGAAGCTTCGTCACTGATTCCTGGGTTCCCCTGGATGAGGCCGAGTCGGAATGGGACACGCACCGTCACGTGCGCTACCAGGCCGAGTCAGCAGTCTACCCTGAAGAACGCCTTGACCAAGTGGCCGAGCTGTCCGACGACATGCACCTTTACGGTGAGGGATACGGTGTCAACGGCCTAGCGCTGGAGACTGACCGTGCCGTCTCACATCACGAATTTGCCATCTGGGCGAACGTCGAGCCCGCACTGGCGGCCGAGTTCTTCGGGGCGGCGCAAGCCCACACCAGCTACAGAACGCTGGTAGATGACTTCGCTTTACCCACGGATCTCGCCATCTTGCGCGCGACGGACGCCTGGTACTTTCACAGTGACTATGTCATCCTCCCGGCCGCTAGTCACATCTTGCGCTCGCGCCCTGACCCCGTTCTGGCTGTGCTTCACACCACACCCAGAGCCCGGGCTCGGCTAGTTGAAACGATCCGCAGTCATCAGTGGATGATTTTGGCTCTTAAGGCAATGATCTTTCTCAACCTACCCATGGTTGAAGCTGGACTTGTTGACCGATACGACCCTATCTTCCACGAACTCGCGGACTTCATCTACTATAACACCAAGACGACCGTCAACCGGTTGAACCGGGTGTCATGGGCAGTGCAAGAATGGATCACGAGCACCTGGACTGAATACTCAATGCATCCGGTCACAGTTGTGCAACTGTACTTAGAGATCGCCTTCTTGGTGTTTCTCGCTTATTTCCTTCACCGTCTGATTTCATACGTAACGAAGCCAAAGAAGTTCGAGCTAGCCTCTGTTGAGCAGCCTGCCCCGGCAGCGCGCTTCATCAAGCATGAGCTCACTCCACTGGGCTGGGTCTACGAGTTCTCAGTTAACGGGGAGGTTTACCATTGTGTCGACGACTCAAAGCCACGTGTGGCCAATGACGCTCAGTCAATGCAGGACGAGATGGCGCTTCCGGGCTCCAGCACTTACCCATCCAAGAAGCAACCTGTCGGTGGCATCTACGTGGTTATGGCGGGGGCGGAACTGACACTCGTTGGCTGCTTCTGGCGCCTTGGCGACCTCCTGGTCACAGCCCTGCACGTAGCCAACGCCATCCATCAAGGAACGGCTAAGGTCTACCTCGGAGGCGTTACAGTCGACACGAAGGGCAAGACTCGCGCCCACATGCTTGACATGGTGCCGCTGGA